TACATATACAGACATCTCAACAGAGATCTCTAACTATGTTAAGTCAATGCGTACATTCGGCGCACAGCAAGTTAACCTACAAGAAGTAATTTCACGCCAAGACGGTCTATCAAAGATTGCTCGTGACTTTGCTCAAGTACGTGGTGATGACGAAGGCAATGCACTTATGGAAGTTCTAAAAGGTGTTGCAGCTTCTGAAACAACACTGGGTGACGCAGGTGGTTCAGGTAACGGTGGTATTGTTGACTTTGATACAGATGCAGATGATTCTGCAACAGGTTTCTTTGTTGACATTAACGCAGCAGGTGAATTTGGTACAGCAGCATCTAGTTCTTCAGATGCTCGTAAACTGTTTGACTCAACAGCAACTGGTGCTGCTCGTGGTGAGCGTCTATTTAAAGCTATTGGTATGGCATACAAAGACATGGAACCAGATTTCATGTATCTAGTAACTTCACCAGAAACAATGGCTGAAATGCGTGCTGCTAACGTTGTTGATGAAACAATCATCACAGATGGCAACCTACAATTCAACACATTGTTTGGTGGTAAATTCCGTCTAGTAATGACTCGTGCAAGCCAACGTGCTACAACAGCAACAGGTGACGTAAACGCACAATCAACTAAGTGCTCGTTTGTTATTAAACCTCAATCTGTAGCTTATGCTCCGATTGCTGCTCCTACACCAGTAGAAGTAGATCGTGATGCAGCTTCTTACACAGGTGGTGGTTCTACAAACATTTGGTATCGTTATGGTTTCGTAATGCATCCACAAGGTTATGATTGGGCAGGTGCAACAAACGCATTTGCAACTAACACAACTCTTGGTGCGGCTGCTTCATGGACTCGTAAGATGGATGCACTAAACCTAGGCATCTTGCCTATCTTCCACTCATAAGAATTAGGAGGAGCTAATGGCTTTAGTTCTAAATACAAATAGCTATGTAACTATAGCCGATGCTGATACTTATTTTGAAACTCGAATTGATGCCGCTGAATGGGATAGTTCGAATGACGAAACTAAAGAGCAAGCTCTGGTTACAGCCACTCAATTAATTGATGAACGTCATTGGATTGGTGCTGCTGTTAGCTCTTCTCAAGCTCTAGCGTGGCCTCGTAAAGATGCAATTTACTACGATCCCCGAATGGGTCAACAGATCACAGTTGCAAATGACGAGGTTCCGTCCCAAGTTAAAATTGCAGTATATGAACAAGCTTTACATCTTGTACAAAATGAAGACTTACTAGCTCAGAAAATTCAAACTTTTGAAAGTATTTCTGTTGGTAGTATTAGCTTGTCAGATAGCAATAATGATGTAACAAAAACCTCTATTACGCCCTCTATAATTATAAGACCATTAAGACCTTTAATTCGTCGAGATGGAATTGGTATGGGTGGTTCTTGGTGGAGGGCTAATTAATGTCATTATCTGCAAAAGTAAGTGCAGCTGTTAATAAAGCATTTGCGGCTGCAGGTGATTTAGTACAACAAGGTACACTTTCTAGTAAAAATGTCTCTGGCTATGACTTTGCTTCAAGATCTACAGTAAGTACATCAACTACTATAACTGTAGAGGTTATTATACAAACAGCACAAAAAGCTTCAGGAGAAGGGTTTATAACCACTGCTCTTATGAAGTCAGGAATAGATCTTTCGGTTTATGATACATTAACCGTAGGTTCTAAGTCTTATAATATTGTTGACTATAGTGATAATAACTTTGTAATTGAAGCACAGTTAAGTAGGGAGGTCAAATAATGTTTGATAACGTTTTAGACGATATTGAAGGAGTATTTGGTTCTTCTTCTTGGACTACTCATAGTATAGACGTTTATCCTGATAACTATCAAGGTACAATTTCTGATGAAACAGAATTTTGTAGACTTAATGTTATGCCAAGTAGTAGTGAAAACTTTAACTTTGGTGGAGTAAAAGAGTTATCTGGAATTGTTGCTGTTAAAATTTTCGTATCAGCTGGTGAAGGCCAGTCTAGAATTATGGAAATCAGTGATACCTTAGATACTGTACTACAGAACAAACAATTAACTAATGGGACAGAGCTACACACATCTTATTTAAATGTGGAAGGGTTAGACCCATCTAATAAGGCACTTTATAGTGCTAGCTATATCATACCATTTAAAATATATGGAGAATAATAAATGGCTCATATTTCATCACTAGGTGCAGGAAT